TGTCGGCGACCGCGGGCGCTCACCTCGACCTCGACGCCGGCCTCGCGGCCAAACAAGCGGCCTACGTGAACGCGACAACTAAACGCGGATTCACGAAGGCCCGGGCCGCCAAGGTGACACTCCCGGTGCGGCTCGACTTCGGCGTGCTGACCGAGCACGTGCAGGCGGTCATCCATGATCTCACGCACCACGAGGCGCTCCTCGACGTGTCGCGCATCCTGCACGATCGCCGGATCCAGAAGGCGATTTACGAGACGCACGGCGACGTGGTGTACCGGCAATTCAAGGACGCGCTCCGCGACATCGCGTTCGGCTCGGTGCCGGCAACGACGGCCTTCGAGAAGGTCCTCAACCATCTCCGCACCGGCGCGACGATCGCCGGCCTCGGGTGGAACCTCGTGACGTCGACGGTCAACATGGTCGGCATCACACAGTCGATGGTGCGCATCGGGCCGACCTGGGTGGCGCGGGGGCTCTACCGGATGACTCGCGACGCGGTCTCGATGGAAAACTCCGCGGCCTGGGTCGACCTCAAATCCGAGTTCATGCGCAACCGCGCCCGGACGCAAATGCGCGAGATTGCCGAGATCCGGAACACAGTCGGGCTCGACCAGGGCGTGCTCTCCGGGTGGGTCGACGAGGCCATCGGCAAGCTGTCGTACGACCTCGTGACGCGCAAGGCGATCGCGGACTCGTTCCTATGGTTTCTCGAGAAAACGCAGCGGCTCGTCGACGTTCCGACGTGGCTCGGCGCGTACGAGAAGGCAATGGCCGGCGACCTCGAGGGCCGCACGCTCGAGGCGCACGAGGCCCGCGCTGTCCAGCTCGCCGACCAAGCGGTCATCGACGCCCAGGGCAGCGGGTACACGAAGGACCTCGCGGGCGTACAACGCGGCGGGCCGCTCCTGAAGGTGTGGACCAATTTCTATTCGTTCTTCAACACGACGTATAACCTCACGGTCGAGTCGACGAAGCGCACGAAGTTCAACTCACCGGCGTCCATCGCTCGGCTGGCCGGCGACTACGCCCTGCTCTACATCGTGCCGGCGACGCTCGGGTACGCGCTCCGCGGGGCGATTCAGGGCAACCAGCCGGACGACTCGGAGAAGATCGCGAAGGGCATCGCGCACGAGAACGCGGCGTACCTCATGGGCACCATGCTCGGACTGCGGGAGCTCAGCGGCATCGCTCAGGGCTTCAGTGGGTACGAGGGGCCGTCCGGCGCTCGAGCGTTCTCGGCGCTCGGCCGACTCGCGCAACAGGCCGGCCAGGGCGAGGGCGACGCGGCGTTCTTCGGGGCGCTCAATGACAGCGCCGGCATCTTGTTCCATTACCCGAGCGTGCAGACGCGCCGGACGATCGAGGGCCTCGCCGCGCTCGCCGAGCAGCGGACACAGAACCCGACCGTGCTCGTCGGCGGAACCCCCGGGCCGAGAAAATGAGCGAGCTCGGCCGGACAGTCCAACGGGTCGCGGTGCTCGAGGACGCCATGCGCAAGCTGCAAGGCCGATTCCGAGGAGCGCCGATCTTCGCGCTCATCGCGGGCGGAGCGGCCGGAGCGCACGCCGTCGCCGGCATCTTCCAGGCGACCGACACGCTCGAGGCGGTCATCCGGCTCGCGGGCGTGGGCTTCGCGGTGACGGACGTGACGGACCTGCTCACCGAGTTCACTATCTCGGCCGACGCCACGATCGACAACACGGCCGGCACTGACACGACCGGGAGTAAACTCCTCATCGTGTGGACGTCAACACGCTGATGGCGACCCCGTGGTGGCTGTACCCGAATCGTGCGGCCGGCGACCCCCGGCCCATGCCGGCCGACGCCGGTGACGCGACCGCCTCAGTCTCGCTCAAGCGCAAGATGTTCGACTACACCGGGCCCGGCGAGTACGCCGTGCCCGGGCCTCTACGCCGATGACGCCGTCCATTGTGCGACGCTGTACGTCGGCGCAGGCTTCGCGGTGACGGACGTGGTCGACGTGTCGGACGAGTTCACGATCACCGGCGACGGCACGATCGCCAACATCGGCGGCACCGACCGCATCGGCACAGTGCTCGTGCTGTGGATGTCGATTCACTGAGGGAGCCCATGAAGAAGATCGCACTCAACGCCGTCGTCAGTCTGCTCGTGAGCCTGGGCGTCGTCACCTACACGCTCGACTACGGGCTCATGCCGAGCCCGATGCAGGCGAGCAACTTCCTGTTCCTCGCAGCCGGCACGTGCCCGAACGGATGGACCGAGGTGACGACGTACGACGGGAAGTTCATCCGGCTCACGCGGGCCTCGCACGCGGACATCGCGGCGACGGGCGGCAGCGACAACCTCACGCCGGCCGGCACCAACTCGGCCCCGTCGTTCACCGGCAACTCGGTGGCCTCGTCATCTACCAGCGGAGGGACTCCGGCAGGAACGAACACGGCCCCGACCTTCACAGGTGACTCCGTGAGCACCAGTACCGACTCGGCAGGGACTCCAGCAGGGAGTGTCACGGCGCCAACGTTTACTGGCACCAGTGCGCAGACCACCTCCGCGACATCCGCCGGGACGCCCTCCGGTACGAATGCGACGCCGACGTTTACCGGTAACAGTGTTGCCTCCTCGTCGGTCAGTGCTGGGACTCCCTCGGGGACGAATAGCACGCCGACCTTCTCCGGCAACAGCGTGGCAAGCAGTGCGGTGAGCGCAGGCACTCCGGCGGGCACGAACGGTACGGGGACGGTGACGGCGACGGGTACGATCTCGACACCAACGTTCACGGGCGATAGCGTGGCCAGTAGTTCTGATAGTGCGGGCACTCCCGCCGGTACGAACGGGACGGGCACGGTGACACCGACCGGTACCGTCGCGTTTCCGACGGCCGTGCCGGTGCTCACGATGGTGCCGACCACTCAAGTCGCCGCGCATACCCACGGAACTATGTCGGTACAGGGCGGCACCACGGCGAGTACGACCGGTACGCATGGGATGACCAGCACGGCGACCGGAGGTAGTGCACGATCGCTGGGCGTAGAGAGCGCGGGCGCGAACGCGGGCTTGACGTCATATACTGAAGCCGGAAAGATTACCTGGCCCATCATTCCGGTGAAGTATGGTGCGGCCGTCTTCTCCGCCTTCGGAGCGAGTGGGACCACCGGCGCGACAACGGCCTTTGTACAGAAGACCGTGGCTACGCATGCGATCCTTGCGGTGGTCAGTTGGGGCAACGCGTCTTCGCAGACGCTCAGTAGCGTGACCGATACCGAAGGCAATACGTATACGCTAGTCAGTACCGGTCTGGCACCGGACACAACGAACCATCAAGCGATTGAACTGGCGTACGCCTACAACATTACCGGCGGTACCGCGAGCAACATAGTCACTGCGCATTTCTCCGCGAGCGCGATCTCTATTGTCATCTGCGCGATTGAGGTCGCTGGATTGACTACGACGGATCCGCTAGATAAGAGCGGCTATCAATTCCAGTCCTCTACGACTACGCCCACTGCACCGAGTGCGACGGTGACGCCAACGACGAATGGGCAGTTCCTATTCGGCTTCACGAATGTCTCCGGCGGTACTCCAGGGACGCTGGCTGCGACGGGGTCGTGGACATTAGACGAAGGCATTGGCAGCGCTGGCACGGGGACCACTGCTCCAGGACAGGCGATGGCATGGCAGGTGCAGACGACGGCCGCGGCAGTACAAGCGACGTTCTCGGACGGCTCGGCCTCGTTCATTACCGGCATTGGCACCTTCAAAGCCGCGACGGCATCGGCGCCCACCTTCACCGGCAGTAGTAGTGTGACCAGTGCGGAGGTCTTCACCGGCTCCGCACTCGGTACCCATTCGCATACGACTACGGCTACCGGGTCGATCAGTACGCCGACATTCACGGGTAGCAGCGCGGTGACTAGCGCAGAGACCTTCACCGGTAGCGCCTTAGGGACGCATTCGCACACGACGACCGCCACGGGGACGGTGACTGCGCCTACGTTCACGGGGGATGCGCTGTCTTCGCATTCGCATACTACGACGGCCACAGGGTCCGTATCTGCACCCACCTTCACTGGCGATGCGTTGGGTACGCATACACATACCTTGACTCCGGGAGGTACGAACTCCGCACCGACGTTCACCGGCAGTGCGTTGAGTAGCCACGGCCATACCGTCACTGCGACGGGTACGAATAGCGCACCGACCTTTACGGGATCGGCTCTGAGTGGGCATACGCACACGACGACCGCGACAGGGACCGTGAGTGCGCCCACCTTCACCGGAGCGAGTGCGGACAATCGACCGGCCTACGTGAATCTGATACTCTGCAAGCCCGCGGTGCCCGAGGCGGTCGCGCTGCCGGGGGTACGATCGTACTCCCCGCGGAACACGCAGCCGGCCCGCCCCGAGCCCCTCGTCCGGTAGGAGCGACCCCATGAACGTCACGCAAACGCGATTCACATTCGCCTCAGCAGCCGAGATCCCGGCCGGGTTCTGGCGGTGGTCGCACGTGTCGCCGGCAGAGTGGGCCGACAAAACAGACGGCTCGCTCATCGTCGACGTCGACTTCATGGACAAGCTCGAGACGCTGCGCGGGCGGTACGGCAAGCCGTTCGTGTTCGATTCGTGCTACCGCTCGCCGGCTCACAACGTCGAGGTGTCGGCGACGCGCTCAAGCGATGGCGCTCACACGCTCGGCGTCGCGGCCGACATCCAGGCGATCGGCGCGGACGCGCTCGAGCTCGTGCGGCTCGCGATCAACCTCGACTTCACCGGCATCGGGCTCCAACAGAAAGGGCCCGGCACGCGCTTCGTGCATCTCGATTGTGCTCCGGCGCGGGCCGACGCCCCGCGGCCGTGGCTGTGGACGTACTAAGGGGGATCCAATGGACAAGTGGGTACTGCACTCCAAGACGTTCGTAACGGCGCTGCTCTCGCTGCTCATCACGGTCATCGCGTCGCCGGCCGTGCTCAACATCATCCCGGCCAAGTACCTCGTCTACGTGCCGGCCGTCGCGGTGGTGCTGCAAACGATCTACCGAAGCATCCCGTCCGACGCGCAGGGCGGCCTCACGCTCACGAAGCCCGACACCGTGGACCCGAAGGGGCGGTAAGGGTAGACTCTCGAGGTTCGATGCAACCTCTGGAGGCAAACCCATGTCAGGGTTCACGGACTTTCTGAAGAAGGCGGGCAGCGTGCTCGCGACGGTCGGCGCGAAGGAAATCCCGGTCATCGGCGGCATCGTGTCGCTACTCATTCCCCAGGCGAAGCGGGGGCAGGTCGCGAAGATCGAGGCGACGATTCAGAACGACCTGTCGGTGTTCGCCGGTATCCTTGTCCAGGTCGAGGCGGTCGGCAGCGGCGTCAAGAACCAGGACGGGACGCCGATGACGGGCGCGCAGAAGTTCGCCGCGGCTCGGCCGCTCGTGCGCACGGCGCTGCTCGGCACGGCGCTCGTGAGCAATCACAAGCTCGACGACTCGGACGCGGCCCGGGCCCTGTTCGAGAAGGCGGTCGACGAGTACACCCAGGCGACCGTCGACCTGCTCAAGTCGTTCCATCTCGACGGCGTGCAGACACAGAGCGCGACCGCGTAGGCACTTGACAAGAACGCCGGGAGCGCCTATTCTCCCGGTGTGGTCAATAACACCCAACCAAAGGCCGGCCCGGATGCCGGCCTTCGGCCTGTACGGTACGCGGGCCCGGTCATCTGTGCGTGGTGCAAGATCGTGCTCCGGCCGGCCGACGACCCCGCGGTGACGGCCATCTCGCACGGCATTTGTAATCCCCCATGCCCGCCCGCCGTACGCGACGGGTGGACGAAGGAGCTGCTCGCATGATTCTCTTTGTCGCGCTCTATCTGCTCGCCGGCCTCTGCTCCGCCCTGTGGCTCGCCGGGGAGCTCGAGCGCACGCCTGTCGACACGGGCGGCATGAAGCTCGAGCCGGGCGTCTACCATCTCACGTGGGAGGACTTCTAACCGTGGCTCGGCCAACCATCTACACCGGCAAGACCGAGCGCCTGAACGCCTTTGTATCGCCGGCAGCGATTCGGCGCATCGAGCAGGCCCGCCTTGAGCTGGCGAACATCAGCGGGTGGGACGTCGAGGATGTGAGTATCACCAACGCCCTTGAGTACTTGCTCACCGGGGCGAAGCCGAAACGCCGTACGTAAAACGGCCCGACCGTGTGGCACACGGCCGGGCCCAGGAGTCGCATGGCTGACGTCGAGAACACGTCCAGCCTACACCAACGAGGACCCCATGACCAAACGCAACGCACGGCCGGCCCGCGGGCCGGGGACGCGGGCATTGGCTCGAGTCGAGCGACAACTCCGCAATCTGCCGGTGCCGGGCGAGACGATGATGCCCGGCCGCGTCGACGTCATCGACGCCCAAGTGCTCACCGAGGAAGTGCAGCTCGGGGCGCTCGGCCTCGTCGAGGTGAAACTCACGGCCGCCGAGGAGTCGATTCTCAACGAGCCGGTCAACCTCGCCGACGTGCGCATGAAGCCGAGCGGACAGCCGTATCTCTCGCATCCGACGTACACCAAATGGTTCAACCGAGCGTTCGGCCGGCTCGGGTGGACGATGCGCCCGGTCGCGAAGCCGACGACCAACGGCAACAGTGTCGTCATGCCGTACGTGCTGCTCATTCACGGGCAGCCGGCCGCGTTCGCGTTCGGCGAGCAAGACTACTTCGCCGACCGCGGCAACCGTGAGCAGACGTTCGGCGATGCGATGGAGGCGACGACGGCCTCGGCGATGCGCCGGTGCGCGAAGCGGCTCGGCATCGGCCTCGAGCTGTGGGATCGGGTGTGGCTCGACGCTTACGTGCACGAGCACTGTGTCCAGGTCAACGTCATCGAGCGCCGGAAGGACAATCACACGGGACAGTGGGGCGAGAAGGCGGTCAAGCGGTGGCGGCGGAAGTGCGACGCGCCGTTCGATCGCGAGGTGGGCACGGTCGCGCAGCACGCCGTCGACGGGCACGCGGTCGACGACGACGAGTATGAGCACACGCAGCGGCGGAGCTCGAGCGCTCCGCCCGCGGGGAGCGCCCCGCCTCGAGCGGCCGGCTCGAACGCCAAGAGCGGCGACGTCATCACCGCGCCCCAGGTCCGGCGCTACCACGCGATCCTCACCAACTCCGGGCGCATCGAGCAGGTCGTACAGGATTGGCTCCTGACGAAGTGGGGCTACAGCTCGAGCAAGGACATCCGACGCGGCGACTACGATGCCATCTGCCGAGCGGTCGAGGGCATTGGCACATTGGGAGGGAAATGATGGGCGGCTTAGACTTCGTGCTCCAAATCTCCACGAAGGTCGGGGTATGAAGTCCGCGCCGTTCCGGTTCGACGAGGCGACGCACACGTACGTCGACCTGGGCGGCGTGGTTCTTCCGCACATCACCGGCCTACTCCAACTCGCCGGGTGGGTGGACGAAACCTTTTTCACGGCGGAGTCCTGCGAGCGTGGGCAGGCCGTGCACGCGCTCACGGCCGACTACGACCTCGGGGCGCTCGACCCGGCGACGTGCGTCTCGCGGTACCGCGGCTGGCTCCTCGGACACGTCAAGGCGATGTCGATCGTGCGGCCGACGTTCGCGCACGTCGAGGTACCGGCCGTGCACCCCACGCTCATGTTCGGCGGCCGGCCCGACCGCGTCGCGACCGACTTCTACGGCTCGGCCGCGGTGGTGGAAATCAAGAGCGGCCCGCCGACCAAGGGCCATCTCATTCAGACGGCGCTACAAGCGATCCTCGTCGCGCCGGAGCTCAACCTGCCGGCCGAGCATGTGCTCCGATTCGCCGAATACGCGACGCGCAACGGCCGGGCGAAGGTCGAGCGGCACGAGCGCCGGGCCGACTTCGACGAGGCGTACAGGATTCTCAAGAGGTACCGATGACGCGCAAGCGCGACGAGCCGACCCTGCCGGGCGTGTTTACGCCGGCCCAGGAGGACGTGACGCCGTCGCCGGCCGGCCTCGAGGAAGGCGAGCGGCGACGCGACGCCGGCCTCGCGAGGGCAGAGACCAACGAGGAGCTCTCGCTCGCGATCGACCATGCGCTGTACGCGGCGTGCCTCGAGAAGCCCGAGGTATCGTCCGATGACATTTGGCTGAAGCTCCCGCTCACGGTCATCGAGAAGCTGCCGAAGTACCCCAACGCGATCGGCGCGGCGATGCGCCGGGCCGCGCTCGCCGGATGGATCGTCGACACCGGCCGGGCCATCAAGACCGAGCGACCCAACGGACACGCTCGCCGGATTCCGGTGTGGCGGTCGATTGTCTAGGAGGTGAAACCGTGACGCCTATGTGGAAACCAACGGCCGCGGCCAGGAAGAAGAAGAAGCTCGAGCGCCGGGCGACGACCGACACGCACGAGAGGAACGAGAAGGCCAAGGTGTGCCGACGTGATCGCGGCTGCCGGTTCCCGCGGTGCGGCTGCCGCAAGCTGAAGCTGCCGCTCAAGGTCCAGCCGGAAGTCTCGCACGACAAGCACAAGGGCGCGGGCGGCAACATGGCCGGCGACCGCTCGACCTCGCGGACGATGGTGCAGCTTTGCCGACACCGGCACCAGCACGGGACCATCAGCCGGCACGCGGGCACGCTCCGGGCGAAGCACCTCACCGCGGCCGGGTACGACGGCCCGGTGGCATGGGAGATCGACATGCCGGCGACGACACGACCGCGCCGAACCCAGGTGATAGCGTGGCGCGTGGTCGCTCGAGAGACCGCGCCGGGCATCCTCGAGCCTCTTGCGGACTGGCAGGCCGAGCTCCTCGACCGGCTCGCGGAGATGGAGCTGTGAAAACGTACGACTTTGACGCGAAAGAACGTTACCGAAACGACCTGCTGCTCGATCTGACGTGGCGACACGGTCAACTCCCGGCCGAGGTGTTATTAACAAGAACTCCGAACGAGCGTAAAATCAGCGACCAGGGAGGAACTACATGGCAAAGAAGGCGACCGAGACAAAGACCCGCGGGCTTGTGGCACAGGCCCCGGAAGTGCTCGACCCGGTGACATCGGAGGAAGTGAATCTCACCACGCAAGTCGGCGCGGCGATCAATGGATTCGTGCTGCACGCGCTCGACTTTTTCAAGGGCGCGAAGGCGATCGAAGTGACGGCGCTCGCGACGCACGCCGAGATGCTCCTGCTCCAAACGCCGACGACCGCGGCCGAGGACGAGGCGCTCCAACTCAAAATCAAAGGGGCGAACCGGGGCAAGACCGACGCCGAGGAGTATTGGAAAGCGATCACGTCCGTCGTGTTTCAGTTTCATCGTCGGCTCACCGGCCGGCGCGACCGAGCGGTGAAGGCGTACGAGGCCGCGTCGACCCACGGCAACGTGCTGCACAACCGCTACACCGCGGAGGCCAAGCGCAAGGCCGACCTCGAGAACGATCGGCTGCGCGTCGAAGCGGAGAAGGTCGCGGCGGCCGACCGGCAGAAGGAGCTCGACAAGCTCGAGGCCGATGCGCTGAAGCTCGAGGCGGCGTCGACCGACCTCTCGGAGCGCGAACAGACGTTCGTGACGTCCGTGCTCGACGGCTACCCACCCATCAAGGCGGCGACCCGTGCCGGCTTCACGAAGCCCGACGCGGCCTCGGCGCGGCTGATGGACTCGAAGAAGATCGAGAAGGCCATCGACGCGGGCCGGGCCGCTCGAGCGATCCGGCAGCAGGCGACCGCGGTGAAGGAGATGCCCCTCGACCTGGGCAACGTCGAGACCGTGCAGCCGGACATCGTGCGGGCGGCCGGCGCGAGTGACCGCACGCGCTACTCGGCGGAGTTCACCGACGAGGCGGCGTTCATCGACGCGGTGTTCGCCGGCCGGCACGGGATCCCCCGGGACGTGCTCGAAATCAACAAGACGAAGGTGAATCAGTACGCTCGCGACATGGAGGAGCTCATCAGCAAGTGGCCGGGTTGTCGTGCTGTGAAAACAACGCGGGTGATCTGAGATGGCCGGTCACGGGAGTACACTCGACCGCCTCAACGGACGTAAGGGGTACGCGCCGGCCAATGTGCGATGGGCGACCAAGATGCAGCAGAGCCAGAACGCTCGCTCTGTCTGGTTGCTCACCGCGGACGGAGAGAAGATCGGAGTTCAAGAGATGGCGCGTCGACTCGCGATGAAACCGGCGACCCTGTATCGGGTGTTCGCCGGCCTGCGGGGCGGCCGGCCATGACGCTCGCGGCGCTCTACGGCAGCTTGGAACTGGAGGGACTCGCATGAGCCCCGCCCCCACGCTCCGGCCCTATCAACGCGACATGGCCGAGGCGGTGTGCCGCGGGCTCGCGGCCGGGCAGACCCGGCTGCTCCTCAAGGCCCCGACCGGCACGGGCAAAACCGTCTTCTTCGCCGCGCTGCTCGAGTGGCCCGGTCTCAAGGCGTGGCTCGCGCAGTTCCCGGCCGGCGATCGCAAGATGCTCGTCATCGCGCACCGGGAGGAGCTACTCGACCAAGCGGCCCGGAAGATCGTCGCGGCGAATCCGCACGCTCGCGTCGGCATCGAGCAGGCTGACCGCTACGCCTCGAGTCTGTGCGACGTGGTCATCGCGTCGATCCAGACGCTCACGGCCTCGAAGTGCCAACGGCTGCGCCGACTCATGGGCCGGACGACGTGTCGGCTCGTCGTCGTCGACGAGGCGCATCATGCGGCGGCCCCGTCGTATCGCACGGCGCTCGCGCACCTGGGTTTCCTGCCGATGGCTGACGCGGTCGAGGGCGTCGACAACGCGGAGGCCGCCTTGTTCGACGACGTGGCGAAGATGTCGGCGGCCCTAACGGGGTGGGACGCGGTCGCGCCGAAAGACCGCGTGCTCATCGGCGTCACCGCGACGCCAAACCGCTCCGACGCGGTGGGCCTGGGGTGCGTGTTCCAGACGATCGCGTACAGCTACGACCTGAAGTCCGCCATCAGTGACGGCTGGCTCGTGCCGATCGTGCCGTGGGTCGTCGAGACCGACACCTCGCTCGATCACGTGCGCATGCACCGCGGCGAGTTCAATCAAAAGGACCTCGCCGAGGCCGTGAACGTCGAGCGCCGGAATCAGCTCGCGGTCGCAAGCTGGCAGCAGTACGCCAGCGACCGGCAGACGCTCGCGTTCACCGTCGACGTGGCGCACGCGCACGCGCTCGCGGCGACGTTCGACCGCGCCGGCATCAAGGCGGCGGCCCTGTCGGGCGAGACTCCGAAGGACCTGCGGCGGGAGATGCTCCGGGCGTTCGAGGCCGGCACTGTCCAAATCATCACGAATTGCATGGTGCTCACCGAAGGGACCGACCTGCCGATCGCGTCGTGCATCCTGCACGCGAAGCCGACGAAGTCCGCGACGCTCTACGAGCAAATGACCGGCCGCGGGCTCCGAATCTTTCCGGGCAAAACGGACTGCCTCGTCATCGACATCGTCGACATCGCACGCCGGCACTCGCTTCAGAGCTCGCCGGTGCTCTACGGCCTGCCGCCGTCGCTCGTCGTCAAGGGCAAGAACCTCAAGCAAGTCAAGGAGGAGTTCGCCGCGCTCGAGGCGAAGTACCCAGGCATCGCGCTCGGCGAGGGCGAGCGCATGACGCTCGAGCAGCTCGCGGCCCGGGCCTCGAGCTTCGACGTGTGGACCGTCATGGAGATGGGCGACTTAGGCCAGGGCCTCGCGCTCGATTGGCTGCGCGAGGGCACCGACAAGTTCCAGATCACATACCCCTGGGAAGGCGACCAGGAGACTGTGCGCGTCGAGCCCGACCTGCTCGAGAAGTTCAACGTCGTGCTCACGCGCCGGCACACGATCCAAGCGCCGGGGGCCGGCCGGGTGACGTACGAGACGTCGGCCCCGCGGACCATCGCGGCCGGCGTGGTGGACGCGCAGCAGGCGCTCCGGCTCGGCGAGGCGTTCATCGCGGCCGAGCGCCGGACGGTCGCGAAGCTGAAGGACAAGGGCGCGGCGTGGAAGGGCGTGCCGGCGACCGAGAAGCAAATCAAGTGCCTCGCTCGGCTCCGGGTGCCGGTCAAGCCCGGACTCTCGAGCGGGGAAGCCTCGCAACTCATCGCCCTCGCGCTCGCGAGAAAAGGGAGACACTGACATGGAGCGCCCACAATTACCGGGTGGCTCGAGCGCGACGTTGACACGGGTGACACGGGTGAGGTACAAAGAACGCGCCCGCCCGGGATCGAAGCCGGGCAGGCGCAAACCGCGGTGAAGCGCGGGTCGAACGAGAGCAATTCTACCTCGTTTCCCACTTTCCGTCACCACGGCACAATTCAACCGTTCGGCCGGGAGCCACTGCCACCGGGGTCGAGCGCCGTCCAAGCCAGCAACCGGGGCGTTGCAGAGCTGGCACCGTGGGGCCGCAGGGTCAGAGCGGGCAAGGGATGCCGGCTGTCGGCTACGAAAGTCTGACCCGACCTGTGGGCCGTCAGCCGGCATCCACGGGACCGCGAAAAGCCGAGGGCTATGTGCCACCCGTTTTCCCGGTCAGGCTTCCCGTCGTGTAGGGGAGCCTGTACCCCGTGGCGCTCAGGCGTGGTGCTGAATGAGAGTCAGGGAGTGAAGCACCGAGGTACTTAGAGAGAAAGCGAGGGTGTCCACTTGAGAGGACGTGTGGGGTGTAAGACCGAGATGCGGACTGCGGCGGAAGCTGGCGTTATCACGCCGTGGAAGCTCTGTAGGGCGTCGAGGCGGTTCCGCGACGAGATGACTGCGTTGAAGTCCGATCGTCGCGTGGCGGCCGAGCGGCGCCGGCTGGACAGGGCTGCCGTCGAAGGGCGCGACATGCGACCAAGGTTAGTGAAACGTGGTTGAGAAGGAAAGGGTGCCGGCCGCGGTGGTCGCGCAGATTCAGAAGGTCCGTGTCGCCTGGGGCAAACTCGGCGACGAGCTCGAGGCGCTCGAGGCGATTCTCACCGGCGAGGCGACCCCTGGGCAACAGGCCCGGGACATCCTCAAGACCTACGCGGCCGTGTGGCGCACGCGCTACAACGACGAGCAGCTCGTCATCAACTGGCCGAAGGACACGGCCATCATCAAGCGGCTACTCCGGACGCTGCCGCTCGAGGAAATCAACCGGCGCATCGTAGCCTTCTTCGACCACCGCGATCGGTTCTACGTCGAGGCCCGGTACCCGATCGCGATGTTCGCGTCGGCCATCAACAAGCTCGGCGGTCGCGGGCCGGCCGGCGTCGACGACGACGTGCTCACCGCTCCGCCGTCCGACTGCCGGCACGCGCCGAAGTGCCGCACCGATGTCGAGTGCACGCGCAAGGGCGGCCGATGATCGATCCGTCCGAGCGCATCCTGCCGCACAACCTCGAGGCGGAGAAGGCCGTGCTCGGCGCGGTGCTTATCAACAACGCGCAGCTCGATCGGCTGGCCGGCGTCATCCGGGCCGGCGACTTCTTCCGGCACGCGCACCGGATGATTTACGAAATCGCGTTCGAGCTCCACGAGCGCCGGGTGGAAGTGGACCTCGTCACCGTGAAGGACGAGGCGACCCGGCGCGGCGAGCTCGAGGAGCTTGGCGGCCCGGCGTACATCTCAAGCCTCACGGACGGCGTGCCGCACTCCGCCAACGCGACGTACTACGCGGCGATCGTACGGGAGATGGCGACCCGACGCCGGTGCATCGACGTCGGCGACGAGATGCTCGTCGCGGCCTACGACGGCGAGACGCGCTCGAGTGAGATCGTGGCGACCGCGGACAAGGCCATCATCGAGCTCCAACGAGGCGCGGAGCCCGGGCGCATGGTGGACCTGCGCACGACGGCCGGCGAGCTCTACGGCTGGATCGAAAAGCGCGTCGAGCTCCGCGGGCAACTCACTGGCGTCACCACGGGATTCCCGAGCCTCGACGAGCTCACGCTCGGGTGGCAGGCCGGAGACATGATCGTAGTGGCGGCCCGCCCGTCGATCGGCAAGACGGCGCTCATCCTCAACAACGCGATCGCGACGGCTCGCACGGGCAAGCGCGTCGCGATCTTTTCGCTCGAGATGCGCACGCGGCAGCTTCAGGGCCGGATGCTCGCGCACCTCGCCGCCCTTCCACTCCGGCGCATCATGGCCGGGCACCTCGCGCCCGACGACTTCACGAAGCTGGCCGAGGCGATGGGCGTCATGCACGAGCTTCCGATCTACGTCGACGACCGCGGCGGGCAATCCATTTGGGACATCCGGGCCGCGTGCCGGCGCTTGCGGCTCGACGAGGGCGGCCTCGGGCTCGTCATCATCGACTACTTACAGCTCATGCCCGGCACGCTCGATCGCCGCGGAGCGACGCGCAACGACGAAATGACTGACATCTCGCGCCGGACGAAGGTGCTCGCCGACGAGTGCAGCGTGCCGATCCTCGCGCTCTCGCAGCTCAACCGTGGTGCGGACTCGAGGACCGACAAGACCCCGCAACTCTCCGACCTGCGAGAATCCGGCTCGCTCGAGCAGGACGCCGACATCGTGCTGTTCCTGCACCGGAAGAATCATCGGGCGAGCGGCCCGACCGCGGCGATCCTGGGCAAGCAACGCAACGGGCCCACGGGCACAGTGACGCTGACCTTCGATCGGGAAACGCAGACCTTCGCCGACGCCGGCCTCGAGCCCGAGGAGGTGCCGCTCCCTGATGCGGGCCCCGCCGAGCAGAAGCCCCGCCCGCCCCGCGGCTGGCGACGTTGACGCGTACGGCGTGCTAGTCCAGAATGTAGGACCTTCATGCGATACCTCGGCATCGACCCCGGCGTCAGTGGCGGCATCGCGGCCGTCGACTCGCAAGGGCATCTCTGCTACGCCGAGGCGATGCCGGAGAATCCCCGGGCCATCGTGCGAGCGATCGATCGGGCGATCGGGATGCACGCTCCGCGGTGCGTGCTCGAGCACGTGTGGAGCTCGCCCGGGTGGGGGCACGCGGGCGCGTTCACGTTCGGCCGCAACTTCGGATCCCTCGAGGGTGTGCTCGCCGCGGCCGGCGTGACCTATGATCTCGTGGTGCCGCGCACGTGGCAGCCGGCGATGGGCGTCATCATTCCGCCCGGCACCAACTCAACCGATCGGAAAAACATCGGGAAGGCTCGAGCGCAAGAGCTGTTCCCCGGAGTCGTATGCACCCACACAATTTCGGACGCCCTCTTGCTCGCGGAGTACTGCCGACGCCTCTGTCTTGGGCGGCTCGGCGATGGCTGCGGGCGCGAAGTGAACCGAGCGCGACCGGATGCTGGCTGTGGCGTGGATATTGTGACCGATACGGGAAGGTCCGCTGGAACGGCCGTTCACAAGGGGCTCATCGACTCGCGTGGACGCTCTGCCGTGGCACGATCCCGGACGACCTGAACGTGCTGCACAAGTGCGACGTGCCGGCGTGCGTTAACCCCGCACATTTGTTTCTCGGGACGCAGCTCCACAACGTGAGAGATTGCGTGGCGAAGGGCCGCTGGAAGCCCATCCCGCCGTGCCCACGTGATCGGCACGCTCGCGGCGACGAGAACGGGATGTGTAAGTATCCTGGGCTGCTCGCCGGCGAGCGCAACGGACGATCGAAAGTGTCAGACGATCAACGTCGAGAGATTCAACTTCTACGATCTAGCGGAACACCCCGTTGGGTCGTGGCCGCTCGGTTCGGCCTCAGCGGATCACAAGTAGGCCATATCACTCAGGGAGTACCTCATGGCAAAGCGACCAGTCAAAACGTCGCGGCCCGCTCGACCGGCAACGCCGGCGCGGAAGGCCGCTCGCGGTAACAAACCGAAAAAGGCCCGCGCTCAGGCGCAGCGGCTCCCGGGCCTGGATATCCCGAAAGATCGGGCGCTCGATGCGCTCTGCAAGTCGCTCGCGGAGTGCTACGAGACGATCAACGACGCCAACGGCGAGCGCAAGGGGCTCCAGGCGAACGCGCTCCAGCATCTCCGGAAAAAGTCGTACGAGACGTACGCCGCGCACGGCGTTCGTTTGACGTGGATACACGGCGAGGAGAGGGTCGCGGTCAAGCTCGTCGACTCCGACGAGGGCGGCGACGCGGACGAACCAACGCGGAGCGCGCCATCAGTGGCGAACGAGGACGACGCGGCCGCTCCGGTCGTCGAGGAATAGCGCGATGTCAGGAGGATGGCAGGCACCAAAGTCAATACGAAAAAACGTCCAGTCACGCGGCGTGACTGAAGGGCTGCCAATCCTCGATGCACGACCGATCGAGCTCGCGGGGTTCACGCTCCGGGCTCGGTCGGTCGAGGTGGTCGGCACGCCAACCATTCATCAGTGGCTCAACGCGATGGGCTTCGCGGCCGCCGTCTGTGAGGCATCACCGTACTGGGTCGGCGACCTGCTCGCGTACTCAGACACCCGCGCCGAATGGCAAGAGCGGAGGGACGCGCTGCTCGACTCGACCGGGCTCGCGCTTGAAACGCTCTCCAATTACGCCTATGTGGCGCGTCACGTCATGCCGGCAGAGCGGGACGTCGCGCCGTCGTTCGCGCACGCGCAGGTCGTCGCGCCGCTGACGCAGCCGGAGCAATCGCAATATCTCGAAACGGCGCGGTCGGAACGGCTCACGCGGCGCGAGCTGATCCAGCGAATTAAAATCCACAAACGAACAGCGGTACTCGACGCGCAGGCGACGCTCGAGGGCATGTACCGTGTCATCTACGCCGATCCGCCGTGGAGCTATCGGGAGTCGACGCCGTGGGCGGACGGATCGCACACGCCGGCCGAGCAGCACTATCCGGCGATGTCGATGGAGGAGCTGTGCCAGCTCCCGGTCGCGGCGCACGCGAGGCCGGACTCCGTGCTGTTCTTGTGGGTGACGGCGTCGATGGTGTTCGAGAACCCCGGCCCGCGGGACATCATCGAGGCATGGGGCTTCAACGCGAAAACGCAATACGTGTGGGACAAGGTGCTCGGACGGCCGGGCAACTACTCGTTCGTGAAGCACGAGCTCCTGATCGTCGCCGGCCGCGGGAGCGCGACGCCGGACGTGTCGATCGAGGGCATCCGGCACGATAGCGTGCAGACGGTTCGACGCGAGGGCGAGCACTCGGAGAAGCCGGAGCACTTCCGGAAGCTCATCGAGCAGCTCTACCCGCACGGGCCAAAGCTTGAACTCTTTGCCCGCAAACAGACGCCGGGATGGACGTGCTTCGGGAACGATGCGCGGCTGTGGGCTGCGGAGGTGGGGGCATGAAGGAAGTGGTCAAGGACGACCTCGCGACGGTGCTGCGTCGGCGGGCCTCGAGCCTCGAGGCCGACCACGGCTTCGCGGTCGGCTTCACAAAAGCGATCCGGCGTGCGGCCGAGGCGCTCGAGGCGCGGGCGGAGTTCGCGTCGCTCGGCGAGCAGGCGTACCTCGACGCGGTCGCGGACAATCGCCGGCTCCGCTCGGCGCTCGTGCAGACATACAACCGGCTCGGCGCGTCGCTGATGCCGAAGGCGGAGAAGCACACGCTCGGGGCGGCCATCGTTGCCGCGGTGCGGGCGTGCCGCGCTCCGGGCGATGGGCGCGTGCTCATCGCCATTCAGATCGGGGAGGACGAGACGCTCGACGCGGTGACGCGCCGGACGCTCTCGGCCATCGGGGAGTTCTACACAACGCGGGGGGCTGAACGTGAGCAGACGAACGCTCGGGATCGGAAGGCAAAAGGGTACGACGAGGATCGTGGTGAGCAAGGGCATGACGCTCGAGCAGGCGATTCACGCGGCGAAGGGGAAGGGCCGGCCGGTGGTGCGGAAGGCGTCGACGCTCGACCTGAAGCTCCTACGGCGGAGCCTGAACGTGCTGCGGACGCGGGCGGATTCGATCGACGCGAACCTGGGGACCCAAAAGGCGAGGATTGACGCGGTAGAGCGTCGGGCCGCGGGCCTCGAGCTCGTCGAGGCGCTGATGCGCAGAATGGATGCCTGTGAAGCGGACGTCGTCGAAACCAACCCAGGCGGCCGAGTCGCCGCAACACAAAGAGCGTAGCGGGCTCCGGGTGTTCTACAACGTGTGGGCGTACCCGATCGGACCCGAGCAGCATCGGAGCGTGAGCGCGACGGGCATGCAATTCCAGGCGACCGACGAGCCGGCGCTGATGATTGTGTGCCCGTCCGTCGAGGACCGCGACAAGCTGCGGAACGCGCTGAAGGAGAAATATGGCGGCTGATCCCCCGGAAATCACGTACGACCCGCGCTCGTCACTCAACGTCACGATCGAGCACGACGGGCACCGGAGCGAGTTCACCGCCCTGGGCGACGGGCCCGCGGTGGTGGCGGCGTTCCGCGTGTGGCTCGAGCGGCTGCCGACGACACACTCCGCGGACGCGCTCGATCTTGCGGCCGCGCACGTCGCGCCGGCCGGCCCGGTGCCGAGCATCACGCGGCCGTACGTCGACGAGACCGGCCTGCACGGAGTCGCTCCGCGCCGCCGGAAGAAGTACCAGCCGGGCCCGTCGACGCTCCTGAAGGACATCCTCGGGCTCCTCGGGGGCGTCGCGTACGTGGAGATGGCTGACCTCACGGCGCGGTTCGACAAGGTCCAGCCGAGCAAAATCTCCGCGGCCCTGGACGAGGGCGTACGCTCGAAGGTGCTCACCGAATCGCGGGACAGGCACGGGCTCCGATGGCGTCGAGCAAAGTAACGGCGTCGTCGCTGTGTGCGGTGCCCGACTGCGGCAAGTACCGCCAGGATGGGATCTACTGCCGGCGCCACGGCCGCGAGCACGGGGACACCCGGACCGTACGCCAGCTCGACCAGAAACGGCTCGAGCGCCGCAACGCGGCGTACGATGCGGCTCAGGTGCCCGACCGCGTCGGCTGCGGGCCCTGGGAGCGGACGGTCGACGGGCTGACGTTCACGGTGGTCTGGAATGGGACGCAGCAGTAGCGACAAGCTCTCGGAGAAAGAGCGCCGGTTCGTCGCGGCCTTCATGGGCTCCTGCGCCGGCAACGGCACGGCGGCGGCGAAGGCGGCCGGCTACGGGCCTCGAGGGGCGCACGTCCGGGCGAGCTGTCTGTTAAGAAGGCGTAAGGTCCAGGCCGCCATCGCGGCGACCGTCACCCGGCGCGAGAAGAAGGCCGACCTCACCGCGGCCGAGCTCGACGCGCTGTTCACCACCTGGGCGCTCGACGAGACGATCGAGCTCTCGGCGCGGCAGGCGGCGGCCCGGGAGCTCAACAAGGTCAAGGGCCGGTACTCGATGACGCATATCCTCAAGGGCAGGCTCACGATCGCCGACGCGCTCGAGATGGCTCGGGACAAGAAGTGAGCACCGGCGCGTGGGTCGACCGGCTCCGGTCCTACATGGAGCCGGGCCGAGGGATTCTCCGATTCGTCGACGAGCAATTCGGCGCGGTGCCGGACTCGTGGCAGGAGAAGGCGCTCGAGCTGTTCTCGAGCGACAAGCCGGAGCACCAGCGTATCGCGCTCCAGGCGTGCGTCGGGCCCGGCAAGAGCGCCGTGCTCGCGATGGCCGGCCTGTGGTTCATCTCCACGAAGGGCACGCGGGACGAGCCCCCGAAGGGCCTGTGCACGTCCATCACCGAGGGCAACCTCAAGGCGAACCTGTGGGCCGAGTACGCGAAGTGGCTCGGCCGGAGCCCGTACCTCTCGAGCGCGTTCACGTGGACGAGCTCGCGGGTGTTCGCCAACGACTTCCCTGAAAAATGGTTCATCGAGGCCCGCTCGTGGCCGAAGCGTGCGGACCCGGACCAGCAAGGCAACACGTTCTCCGGCCTGCACGCCAAATACGTCATGGCGCAGATCGACGAGTCGGGCGCGGTGCCGCCGTCCATTCTGCGGGCCGCGGAGCAGGCGCTCTCGCGGTGCGAGTTCGGGAAGGTCATCCAGGCCGGCAACCCGGTCTCGCTCGAGGGCATGCTCTACTTCGCGGCGACGCGGCTGCGCTCTCAGTGGAACGTCATCAAGATCACCGGCAACCCGGAAGATCCGAAGGCGTGGGTCAACTCAAAGCGGCTCGAGCCCGCGGTGCGGGAGCGGGCGATCACCTGGGCCCGGCAGCAGATCGCGACCTACGGCCTCGAGAATCCCTGGGTCAAGTCCTACATCCTCGGCGAGTTCCCGCCCGCGTCCATCAATGCCCTGTTCTCCATCGAGGATATCGACAAGGCGATTGCGCGGAAGGTGAAGCCTGAGGAGTACGAGCACATGCAGAAGCGGCTCGGCGTCGACGTCGCGAGGTTCGGCGACGACCTCACGGTCGGCTTCCCGCGGCAGGGCATGTACGCCGGGACCCCGTGGCACATGCGCAACGTGCGCACCACGGACATCGCGGCCCGCGTCATGGAGTCCGAACGCCGGTGGAACCCGCGGCCGGGCGGCAACGTGCTCGTGCTCGTCGATGACACCGGCCATTGGGGCCACGGCGTCATCGACAACCTGCTCACGGCCGGACGCAACGCGATCCCGATCATCTACTCCGACAAGGCCATCGACCCGCGCTACAAGAACCGGCGCGCCGAGATGTACTTCGGCTTCAGCGATTGGGTGAAGTTCGGCCGACTGCCGAATCACCCGGAGCTCATCGAGGAGATGACGGCGATCACCTACACGTTCGTCCAGGGCCAAATGATGCTCGAGGACAAAGACCTCGTGAAGGTGAAGATCGGGCGCTCGCCCAACTTCAGCGACGCGCTCGCGCAGACGTTCGCGCTGCCGGACATGCCGGCCGACGTCGACGAGCTGCCGGGCACGAAGCGGCACACGCGGCCGGGCGGCGGGCGAGCGCGTCGGATGGACGACAACGACCCGAGCCTGCACGAGGACGTCGGGCGAGCGATCCGCGACAAGAATCCGTACGAGGATGACTGACAGCAACGTGCTCGAGGGGCTCGAGGGCGCGGCTCGAGGCCGTCCGACGCCGGAAGGGGGAGATGATGCGCGTGCGAGAAGCGACACTCGAGGACGTCGACGACCTGCTCGCGATGGCGCGGCTGTTCGCGCAGGACTCGGCGTACGGCCGGTTCTTCCCGAGGTGCGAGGCCCAGGTCGGCAAGTACCTCATGTTCACGCTCGAGAAGGGCGCGGTGCTCGTCTATGAAATCGAGGGCATCGGGCTCATCGGCATGATCGGTGTCGCGCTCCTCGACAACGTGGACGACGACGTACTCGGCGAGCGCATCGCCCAGGAAACGGCGTGGTGGGTGCTGCCGGCGTACCGCGGAGCGATGGTCGGGCCCCGGCTCCTCGAGGCGGCGGAGGACTGTGCTACCCGAAAAGGGGCGTCTGTGCTAAAACTGTCATCGCCGGCCGGCTCGGACGTTGGCGCGTTTCTTGAACGGCGAGGCTTCCTCGCACTCGAAACCGTCTACGTGAAGCGCCTCGGGGCGTAGGGAGCCCGGCCGTCATCACCTGATGGCGGCATTTTCCTCGTACCTGCTCAACATGGGGCCGAAAGCGGCGACGCCGTCGACGCCCATGCTGTCGCCGGGCCCGGCCGCCACGCTGCTCGCGACGCCGACGCCGGCCGCACCGACCTCAAGCACGGTGCTGTCGACGCCGACGCCGAAGCAGGACAAGCTCCGGCAGCCGGCGACGCTGCTCAGCGGTAAGGCGACCGCGGTGCCGACACTCGCGAAGTTCAAGAGCGGGGGCTACTGATGGCAGCGACCGCGGCAGCGACGCGCATCGTGAGCCCGCTGTACTCCGCCTACGGCAACAAGAGCAAACGGGCGTTCTACGAGGGCATGTACGGCAGCCTGAAGCTCGAGCGGTCG